AGCCTGGTACTGCAGGCTTTTCTATTCATCGTCAGGACAATGGGCGGTATATGATGCAGATAGAAGACCTGGTGGTTCTGGGAAAGATGCTTATCAACGAACTGCGCGTCGATAGGATTACATACTCCACGGGTAATCGTCGGCTGACGGCTGCCTCCATGGTGGTGGCTGAGGTAAAGCCGGTGTATCGCAATGCTGAGGGTGGCTATGTCACGGATCAGTCTCAGGACGCAGGTGATGGCATCGTGGCTTATCGCTGCTATGAGGTGGCTGAGCAGAACGGCGAAGCAACTGTCAACAGTTGGCATGTGGGTGACCAGGCGCATTGTCAGACTTTCAATCTTGATAAGGTACTGCAGGAATCCTTCACCCGTTTGAAATTGGGTGATAAATTCGCACGCTTCTTTGGCAGTATGTTGGGTATTGGTACCAAGGTGTGGAAGAATGTCACCAACCGCCTCTATTGGCGATTAGTAGTCAACGTTGGTACCGAGGCGCTGAGTGACGGCAAGCGATATCATTACATCGACCTTTCGGATGAGGATTTTGTAGGGCTGATGGACGAAGACACCGGCATCATGAAATCGTGTGTAGGCAAGATGACTACGCTTGATGATTGGGCGCGCATAGCCTTCACGGAAGAGGAACTGCCCGGGCGTCTCGCCCAGTTGAATGATTTGCCGGCAACGGGTGACCATATCGTTCAGGAAGGCAGTCAGACTGACAGTCAGCGCCAACATATGATATCGTTGACCGTTGTTGGTCCTTACGGTCCTGGCATAGAGGAATTCATGGGCATTGGTTCGACAGTTGACAAAGATGGCCATGAGTGTTCGCCTTTCACTCTGAATGGGCATCGCTTTACGGCTCTGTGTCCTATGTCGGGTGATGTGTTTTATGCCAAGGAGTTCCACATAGAGACTTACGACGGAACTTTCTACCGCATTCCGGTTGATCGCGGCGATTATGACGAAAGGACTAAGTTCTATTACTACGACCGTGTTTCATACGCAGCAGCTGATGGCAGCACATCGCTTTGGCTGCACATCGGTAAAGATATGACACAGGGCGTCGCGCCTGGTACTGACCCCACCGTTTGGCAACTGTCAGTAAAAGGTGGGCAGGGCGCAACAGGGTCGCAAGGACCAAAAGGCGACAAGGGTGACAAAGGAGACAAGGGAGACACAGGACCTCAGGGCAGTACTGGTCCGCAGGGAACTCAGGGGAATCCTGGTGCAGATGCTTATACGATAGTGGCCACTCCATCGGTATTGATATTCAACCAGCCTATAGGAGGTGGTGCTATTGATACCGACGACCAAGTCGTAGATATCCAGGTGTTTCACGGCCCCGACTTGCTCCCCAATAACGGCTATTCGCTGGCAAATATCATTGGAGATAATTGTGTTGCTGGCTATGACCAATCCAAGAAACAGCTATGGGTGAACTCGCTGACCAGCGGCAAACCGCAAACCGGTTCGGTGTCTGCTAACATCATGGTGGATAATGCGAATGTCGGAAAGGTGGTTATCCAGTTTGGCGTTAACTATCTTGATGATGCCTATTCGGAGATCAAAAACGGGGTCATCACAGATGTTGCCCGCAGCTTCTATTATGTCAACAATAACGGCGAACTGACTCCATGTGAAAATTTGTCACAGGTGCAACAGTCGTCGCGAGAGATTCATCAGCGCGTTAGCGAGACCGAAGGTGGTGTCGAGAAGAATGCTTCAGACATCAAGCAGCTATCCGACCGTATCACGCTCCAGGTGAAATCTGCGGAGCGTACGGATAATTTCTTGAACAATGGTGATTTCTCGAAGGGTGGCTTGTTCTGGCAATATGATAATGCTTACAACTTGGTCCGTGTCGGCAGTAATTATATAGCGGGTGGTGGCGCCCTGCTGGGTATGTCTGCATTCAACAGCTGTCATTTGGTGTCTATTTTGGGTACCATGGCGCTTTATTTCAATGGAGGTATAGCACGGCAATTGGTCAGCAGCTTTGCGAAAACGCCTTCTGCCGGCATTCCTGTCGTGCTGTCTTTCAATTACCATTCTCATGGTGCCAATGCTGTCACCATTGAGTATCGGAGTGTCACGACCTCAGGTTCGACGGAAACTATCACAACAGTGTCCAAAGTGACGGCCACCCTGAATGATGTTGGCGACGGGTTCTTCACCTCGACGCTCGATACATGGGATGCCTCTATCACTGAGTTGCGTATCAGCGGCCAGGGCTTTGCCATCTGGAATGTCCGGCTAACACAGGATGTTTCCGCAAGTATCGCCAAACTTGATATCAAGGCTGACAACATTGACCTTGGCATCCGGAATGCACTGGGTACTGTGGGCATCAACATCAAGGGGGACAACCGCGAAATTAGGCTTATTGCGGATAAAGTGAAGTTCACCAACGCGGCGGGCGATATCGACGATAAAATCAGTATCAACCCTGCAACTGGCGGTCTTGACGCCGTCGATGGCAACTTTTCTGGAACGGTCAGGGCAGCTGTTTGGTATATGCCATATCAAGAAGCTGAAGTAGGAAAGGTTATTGACCCAACAAAAGGAGCAGCAATTGGCATTCCTTATAGTTCTATCGGTGAGAACATCTATCTGCCCTTAGCTGCAAACTACCCATTCCTGGTATTGACCTTCTATAAATACTTCGATGCAGCAGAACTGCAAACCATTGCAAGAATATCTGCGTCTGGTAATGAAGAAATCTACACCAACACCAGTCTTCTCAATAATTATCACTATCACACATATTGCAAGAGTTTCTATCCTCCGGCAAACCATGTCATAAGGTTGTATGCCATCGATGGACATTGGTGTTTGGATTGCGACGAAAGTAAAGTCCTTGCCTTCTATGACGATAACGGGAATGCCATGACGAAATTTAATTCATAAAGTATATAAATTAAAAAATAGGAGAACCAAATTATGACAGAGTCTGAAATCAAAGCTTATATCGCAAGCGAAGTTGCAGCACAGCTGCAGGCAATTACCAGTAAGGACATAGCTTCTGAAAGCGACGTCCCCACACTCTCAGATGCCGAGTGGGATACCAATAACAGTATCACTTCTCTTCCCGTGGTTTATAACGGAAGTGCCTGGCGTAAAATCGGTGCCGGCTTCCTCCGCACACTGCGAAATGCCGCTGCTGTTGTCAGCACAGCATGGAACGCTCTCAAGAACAATGGCACCAGCGTTTCTTGGATTCCAACCGTCGATACCTCAGGCAATGCCGGCAAGACTTCTCCAGCCGACCTTGCAGCAGTTCTGGGCGGAGCATTACTTACCAGACACACA